ATTAATTGGCAAGATAGTGATGAGATTGAGGTAAATCTAGCAGGGACATTTGCTGCTGATAGATTTATTGTTATCAAGAACAAGACAAAAGATCCAGTGATTTCTGCCAAACCACACCCCAACTTTGATTACGAAAAAAAGGAATTTATAAAAAATGAAGATAGCGATAATAACTGATACTCACTTCGGAGGTAGAAGGGGTAGTAAGGTATTTCATGACTTCTTTCAAAAATTTTACGACAACATATTTTTCCCAGAGCTAGAAAAGAGAGGTATCAAACACTGTATCCACATGGGAGATGCCTTTGACAATAGAAAGAATATAGATTACTGGTCACTTGATTGGGCAAAAGAAAATGTATATGATAAGTTTGAGAAACTAGGAGTCAAAGTTTGGCAACTCGTAGGTAATCATGATGTCTATTATAAGAATACGAACAAGATCAATTCGATTGATTCTCTACTAGAACACTATGATAATATAATCCCTATATCCAGACCAGACACATATGATATAGATGGATTCAGAGCGATGATGATGCCTTGGATATGTGATGACAACTATCAGGAGACTCTTGCAGCAATAGATAAGTCTGACGCTAAGATGGCTTTTGGACATCTTGAACTCACTGGATTTGAATTATATCCAGGCATGTTTCAACAGGGAGGTATTGACAAAGGTATTATCACTAAGTTCCCTACAGTATTCTCAGGACACTATCACACCAGAAGTAATGACGGTCAAGTCTTTTACTTGGGCAATCCATATGAAATGTATTGGAATGATTGTGGAGATAAGAGGGGATTCAATATCTTAGATACTGAGACAGGTGAGATTGAGTTTGTTGAGAATACATACCATATCTTTGAGAAGATATACTATAATGATACACCTTCCGCTACATTTAAAGCACATGAATACTCAGGAAAGATTATAAAGTTATTTGTCAGGTCTCGTAAGTCTCAGTTAGAATATGACAAATTTCTGGACAAACTTCTAAAAGCTGGTATAATAGATTTAAAGGTAGTAGAGAATACAGAAGTCAATGATAAAGAGGTAGACCTTGATGGCGAAAAGGTAGAAGACACACTTACACTTCTAAATAAGTATATCGAGGACTCTGATTTTGAATTAGAAAAAGAAAGAGTTAAGACACTTCTAAAAGAAGTTTACCTAGAAGCTTGCGAAGCAGAGTAATGTTCATCTTATCACTTGCTGGTCACGAAGGAGAGGGAGCGTATGCTGTCACTAATGATGACGGTCAGAAGGCTCTTTATCTCTTTCAGCAAGAAGATGATGCTACAAGATATGCAGGCCTCCTAGAAGCGGAAGAATCTACTGTATTGACAGTTGTGGAAATAGATGATACACTAGCTGTCGAGACCTGTAAAAAACATAAGTACAAGTACGTTATTATATCACCTGACGATATAGTGATCCCGCCAAAAGATTATGATAATATTCAAGACGATTCGGTGGCGTAATTTTTTATCAACTGGCAATCAGTTTATAATTATTAGTTTCCAAAAGTCTCCCACAAATTTGATAGTTGGTTCTAACGGTGCAGGCAAATCCACGATATTGGATGCTTTGACATTCGTTTTATACAACAAACCATTCAGAAAGATTAAAAAATCACAGTTGATAAACACTGTGAATGAAAAAGAGTGCGAAGTTCAAATTGAATTTGAGATTCAAGGTAGAATTTATACCATAGTTAGAGGTATGAAGCCAACTTTGTTTGAAATTTATGTTGATGGTAAGAAACAAGACCAGTTTGCCAATCAAAATGATCAACAAGCACACTTAGAAGATAATATTTTACGATTAAATTACAAATCTTTTACTCAAACTACGATTTTGGGATCGGCAACGTTCGTTCCTTTCATGCAATTGGGTGGTTCAGACCGTAGAGCAATCGTAGAAGACGTTTTAGACATCAAAATTTTCTCTGGAATGGCAAAAATCCTTAGAGAAAGGATGAGTAAAGCGAATACTGAGATCAGAGAACTCACTATCAAGAAAGAAATGATAGAAGAGAAGATCCAGATGCAAAAAAACTTCATTGCGGATCTAGATAAGACAGGTCAGAAGAAAATTAAGTCAACCAATGAGAAAATTCACAATTTAATGAGTGATAGTTCTTCTCTGATGGAAGAAAATAAAGAAATACAAGAAGATATTGAGAAGAATCGTCAACCACAGCTTGAAAAATTATCATCAGCTAAGGGTTCTCTTCAGAAAAAGAACACAATCAAAGCAAAACTGGAACAACGGATACAGAATATAACATCCGAACATAAATTCTTTAAGGAAAACGTATCATGCCCTACATGTGAGCAGAAAATAGAGGAAGAGTTTCGCTTAAATAAAATTGAAGACATAGAAGGTAAGGTCAAGGAAATCAATTCCGCCTATCAAGACCTTACCAAGTCTATAAACACAGAAAAAGAGAAAGAGGCCAAGTTTATAGACCTTTCTAAGCAGATAACTAAGTTAACGAATGACATTTCAACAAACAATTTTAAAATTTCTGAGTACCACCGACAAATACGACAGTATGAATCGGAAGTTCAAGAGATTACCCAACAGATTGAGAACAGAAATACTGAAAGAGCAACACTTAAGAGTCTGAAAACTGATTTAAAGGCCGTAGAAACAAATAAGGCAAACCACTCAGAGAACATAGACTATCTTGACTTTGCAAACTCCATGATGAAAGATTCTGGAGTCAAAGCAAAGATTATAAAGAGATATTTACCTGTCATGAATCAGAAGATAAATCATTATCTTCAGATGATGGACTTCTATATCAATTTTACTTTAGATGAACAGTTCAATGAGTGTATAAAGTCACCCATACATGAGAAATTCAGTTACGAATCATTCTCTGAAGGTGAAAAAATGAGAATCGATCTAGCCATACTCTTTACATGGCGAGATATTGCTAAGATGAAGAACTCATCTAGTACAAACATCCTGATCCTTGACGAAATATTTGACAGTTCACTCGATAGTAATGGCACTGACGAGTTTACTAAGATAATCAAGTATGTCATCAAAGATGCTTATGTCTTTATGATATCTCATAAGATAGATGAACTCACTGATAGGTTAGATAATTTGATTACCTTTGAAAAGATGAACGGATTCTCAAAAGTTAGATATTCTACATAATAGTATACTACGGATACCGTATGATACTACTAGATGGATGTCACTCACTTAAACTTGAGTGTGCTATAAGAGAACTCGGTTTCATTGATATGGAATGGAGAACTATCGCCCATGCAGGCATTTTTCTGGTACAACCTGTGGGTATGCCGAATGATCCCGAAGGTGATCTATTGGGATTTACAATAACATATGAGAGTAAAGTAATAAAATTACAGAATACAGCGAAGAAAGCTTTGGATACAGCTATAAGATGGTCAGGGGACAGTTGACAAACTGGCACATTGTTGATTGAAATTGGCACAGGATCGATTATCATGTGTACATAGACAAGAAATGAAATGCTCACCAAGATTAATTACGAAGTCAAAGGTCAACTCGCAAAACTACTTGCAACTGAAGATCTTATCATAGAGAACCGTAAGGTCGATACAGCGATGTTTGACGTAGAACGTAGGGTATTGACACTTCCAATGTGGGAGAAGGCCTCTGCGTCCGTATACGACCTTCTCGTGGGACATGAGGTTGGACACGCACTTTACACACCAGTAGATAACTGGAAGATAGATTATCCAGAACTACCAATGTCTTATGTCAACATTCTTGAGGATGTAAGAATTGAGAAGTTGATGAAACGTAAGTATGCTGGTATTGTCAAGACATTCTTCAATGGATACAAAGATCTTTCAGAACAAGATTTCTTTGAGTTGGAAGAGAACGATATAGATGAGATGGGTCTACCAGACAGAATCAATCTAAACGCTAAGATTGGTAACTTTGTAGATGTTCCTTTCTCAGATGATGAACAGTATTTCAAGAACAAAGCAATCAAGACAGAAACATTTGAAGAGGTCTTGGCTCTTTCTGTGGAACTCTTTGATTTTATGAAAGAGAAGATCAAGGACTCAATGGCATCAAATGATGGAGAGTTAGATGAAGATTGGAAAGTTGGTAATGACTTTGGATTGGGTGAGTCCACTCAAGGAATCCCTTTTGAAAAAACTGAGTCTGATGAAGAACTATCATCTGAAGATTCAGAAGAGACCAAAGGCCAAAGTAAGGACCCACAATCTAGTCCTGATCTTGGATCTGATTTTGATGCTGAAGACATGGAAGCGGCCAGTGATACCACAGGTGGAGAACATGGTAGTCTAGAAACTATTACAGATAAAACTCTATCTGACAATCTAGAGAACTTGAACAACAAAGAGAGGAGTAGTTCAAGAGATCCTGAGTATTGCACATTACCTCAACTCTCTCTTGATAATCTACACATTGGCGTTTCTGATATTCATAAGAATCTTGACAGTTGGTACAATTTGCAACAGAAGAACTACAATCTTGATTGCGTAGAGAACACCTACAGACCTAAGAAAGACATCTATCAAGAGGTTGACAATGACTACAGATTGTTCAGAAGATCTGCTCAGAAAGAAGTCAACTATCTTGTAAAGGAATTTGAATGTCGTAAGTCTGCTGACGCATACGCTCGTGCTACAGTATCAAAAACAGGTGTTCTTGATTGCACAAAACTTCATTCATACAAGTACAATGAAGATCTGTTCAAAAAGATTACTACTCTACCTGATGGCAAAAATCACGGACTCATCTTTGTCCTTGATTGGTCTGGGTCTATGAGCACAGTTCTTATGGATACAATCAAACAGTTGTTTAACTTGGTTTGGTTCTGTAAGAAAGTTCAGATTCCTTTCCAAGTATTTGCTTTCACTAATGAGTGGAATCGTTACTCCAATCTCAATAATCAATCAATCGAGGATTATTACAGAAGTAGTTACCATCTACCTTTTAATCATCACACAATCAAGGATGGTCAACTCATTGTAGAAAATACATTCTCAATGATGGAGTTCCTATCAAGTGATGTCAAGAAAAAAGATCTAGAGCATCACATGTTGAACATCTGGAGAACAGCATCAGTTCTGGACAGTAGAGGTCGTTGGAACAACAACTATTACTATCAGGCTCCTCATGGATTGAGTCTATCTGGAACTCCTTTGAATGAAGCACTTGTATCTCTGAACTATCTTATCCCACAGTTCAAGAACAGAACAGGTGTTCAGAAGATTCAGTGTATCACTCTTACAGATGGTGAGGCACATCCAATTAGTTTCTCAAAAGAGTTTACTGATAGAGACGGTCACAAGTATATGGGATCACGTTCTACTCACAGTGGTGCTGTTTTCATCAGAGATGACAATGGTAAGACTCATAACTGTGGTAACAACTATCATGAGTTTACTTCCGCTTTGATACATCAACTCAGAGGTAAATTTACTGACGTAAACTTTATTGGAATCAGAGTCCTAGACAATCGTGAGTCCAGTAGTTTTATTCGTAGATACTGTGATTGGGATCAGGACAGAGTTGCTGGTCTTCAACAACAGTGGAGGAAAACCAAATCTGTTATGATTGAAGATGGTGGTGGGTACAATGCTTACTTTGCGCTATCCTCATCTGCTTTGAACTCTGATGATTCTTTCGAGGTCAAAGAGGACGCTACTAAGTCACAGATCAAAGCTGCTTTCAAGAAATCATTGTCTGCAAAGAAAATGAACAAGAAAGTTCTAGGACAGTTTATGCAATACATCGCATAGACAGTTACCAAAGTGGCACATTGCTGGTTGCATGTGTCACTTTTTACTTTTATAATGAATACATATTACAGAATGAACCATGCCTTTTGAAGCTAAAGTGAACCCAGACCAGTTGATCTCATCTCTAAGAGATCTATACGGAAACAAAATTACCGCTGCACACATCAAAGCATACTGTGCTCAGAATGATGTGACATATCAAACTGTGACAAAATATCTTGCACAGTTCAAGACCACAAAAGGTAAGTGGAATCTTACAGTAAGAGAGAAGAAGCAGAAACTTGAGAGTTCCTTCTCTGCTCCTGCTGTTGTTCCACCAGTAGAACAGAATCTAGTTCCAGCAGTTGACCCCAACTTTGTCAAGTTTGGTAACTTCCAAGATGTGAAGAAGATCATTCAATCCAAACTTTTCTACCCATGTTTTATTACTGGACTCTCTGGTAATGGTAAGACCTTCGGTGTAGAACAAGCTTGTGCTCAACTTAAGAGGGAGGTAGTTCGTGTTAACATCACTATTGAAACTGATGAAGATGATCTTATTGGTGGTTTTCGTCTTGTTAATGGTTCCACAGTATGGCATAACGGCCCAGTTATCGAAGCCCTTGAGAGAGGTGCAGTATTGTTACTTGACGAAATCGACCTTGCATCAAACAAAATCCTCTGCCTTCAAAGCATCCTTGAGGGAACTGGAGTCTTCCTTAAGAAGATTGGAAGATATGTCAAACCAGCACACGGATTCAATGTTATCGCAACCGCTAATACTAAAGGTAAAGGCTCAGACGACGGAAGGTTTATTGGAACTAACGTGCTTAACGAAGCCTTCCTTGAAAGATTCCCAGTTACCTTTGAACAATCTTACCCAAGTCCCAAGACCGAAGAGAAGATCTTGAAT